GGGTGCCGACCGACTGGAAGATGCTCTGGAACGAGTTGGCGACGTCGGCGTCAATGCTGGCCGCAAGCTGCGACACGCGCGGCTTGAGGATACGGTCAGCGAAGTCGTCCAACGACAGAGCCATTTCGGCAGACGTGAAATTCACGCCGATGTGCTTCTGCGAGGCGACGGTCAGCGTGGTGTACTGCTCGTTGACCTCTTGGACGCCCAGCGCAGCGCCGTTGGTGACCAGTGCGCGATCCGGCAGGCGGATGCGCAACGTGTCGCCGATCTTGGCGCCTTCGACGGCGAAAGAGCTGTCGTACTGGCGGTTGATGTTGCGGGTGATGACCAGGTTGTTCTCGAGGATTTCGAGGGCTTTCAACGTGATCATGTCGATGGTCAAAAGACTTTGAGCCATGACGATTTCCTTTCTTCAGTTCAGCGGTTTCGGGCTTCCCACTGCCTAATTTGGCGCTGCCTCTCGGCGGCAATCCAGTCACTCGGCGACATTTGCTTCACAGACCGCGGATCCGTCGTGTCAAGCGACGTTGCCGTGGACCGTGCCGTCACCGGAGAGATCGGCTGTGGTGCTGCGGTGGATTTCTTGACCGGCGGAGACGAGGCGAGTTTCGACTCGATCTTGCCGATTTCCTTGGCCTGCAGAATTGCCGGCAAGCGGGCGATACGCTCAGCTTCCTTGGGGTTGGAGCCCAAGTAGTAGGCCACATCCGGGCCTGCGTCGGACGCCTGGATGGTCTGCGCCATGATGGGCGTGATGGGCAGCTTGGGGTTGTACACGACGTCTTCATAGTCGTCGTAACGATCCCGAGCGGCTTCTTCACGCTCACCGTGCGAGGCCAAAACCTGCGCCTGCTGCTGCTGGACTTCACGCTGCTGAACCAGTTCCGCAGCCCGCTTTTCCGCCAGCGCTTGCGCGTAGGCTTCGACGGACTCAAACTGATCAGCGGGCGGGACTTCCCTCACCGCAGGTGCCGGCGGCGTTGCCGGTTGCTGAATCTTTCGTTCCCACTTGCGCTGCTCTTTCGCAAGCCGTTTTGCGATCAGCGCATCAACTTCCTCTTGCGAGAAAGACTTGGCCGGCTGTTCTTGCGCAGCAGAGTCCGACGCCGCCGTCGCGTCGGGTGCCGTCACGGAAATATCAGCCGGTGCAGGCTGAGCGTCCGTTACGAGAGGTTGGGTATCGTCCATGTGATTCCGAAGAATCCCCGGTCAGCCTGGCCGGTAAGGTTTCGGCGCGACTATACCACTTCGTCAGTTGCGTGCAATTCGGTTTTGACTTCCGTCGCCTTGACCAATTGCAGGTTCAATCGGCCCATAGCCATCCACGGGTTTTCTGCCGTTACATCAGCCAGTGCGTACATGACCTCAATGGCTTCCAGCGTCACTTCTAGGCCGGCCTGCTGGCACAGCGCAAACGTCTGCGCAGGCTTGCCCGGGTCACGGCTGATCTCAACCCACTGGCCGTCAGGCTCTTGCGCCCACACGGCAAACGGCACCAGTGCTGCAAAGCCCTCGGAGACGCCGCCGCTGCTGATGTAGTGCGTTGCCGGCTCGTCGCCCGTGGGGGATAGGCCGGTGGTGAACATGCCTTGGCAGTTCACGGGGTCCAGCGTTTCCGCGATGAGGCGGGCCAAGGGGGCTTGGTCGGCTGGGACGATCAAGGTTCTGAAGATGTCCATTAGCTTTCCTGCGCTTCAACTTCATCGCCAAAGCCGCCATTGCCGTTGCGCCAACCAATTTCAAAATTGAGCCAGCCAATGCCAATCCAAAACTCGTCATCAATTCCGACAGCGAGCGCCGGCCATACAAGCCAGTGAGGTTGGTCTGTTTCAAAATACAGCATTCAATAGGCTCCAGTTCGACCGTTGACCCACGACTCTGTTGCGCTGATCTGCGAATCTGTGGACTGTGCGCCACGGATGATCAGGGATGACAGCCAGCCGTTGAAAGGGAGGCTGGTGTTGTTGCGCTGGCCGATGAACAAGGGGTAGTTGCCGTAGTTGCCAAAACCTTGGTCGGTGCTGCTTGTTGCTACTTGTGTACCGTTGACACGAAGCGCGGCTATGTCGCCGGAAATGTTTCCAATAGCGGCCAAAACGTTGGTAATCGGGGCCGCGTAAGACGCTGCGGCAGTTGCGTCTGACAATATTGTTCCAGTGGAACGCCACCCGTAATCCGCAGTGCCAGTCCGAGGAGCGGCCAGAAAAAACGAACCATTATTTGTGCCTGCATTTGCACTAAGCTCGCCCACCATTGCCAACGCAGCATCACTCAACTTCCTAACCCCGGCCCAAACCGTCATCTTGTCGGTAGCGGTAAAGTCAATGCTGCCCGTGGACATCGAATCGTCAATGCCGTCGAACGCAAGGTAGGGCAGGAAGCCCACGGTGTCGTAGTCTGTCGCTGCGGCAACGCGCTGGTAGGTGGGGCCGATCAAACCCGTGGCTTGGCTGGTGGGGCGGAGGTCTGCGCCCCAGAGGAATAGCCCCTTTATGCCGTCTCCCGTAAAAATTGAGTCGCCATTTGATCCCGACAAAAAAATACGGAATGTATAAGACGTTCCAACAGTCGTATACGTTGCCTTGCAGCGATACCAACCGTTACCTGCGGCAGTAATAACTGCTGCTGACCAATTACCTTCAACATTTCCAACTGTCCCATTTACCAAATCAAACCAAACTGAAGGCGCGGTGTCTTGCGCAACTCTAAAACCTGCAAAATTGGCACCATCTGCTTTTGCGTAAACAGTAAATGTGTATGCTGTTGATGCGGCAATAGTTACAGCTTGTTCTGCTCTTTCGTGTAGGGCTCCTACAGCGGATACCAGCTTGTCTGCAGTCGTTGTGCCGTCCGGCGCAACCGTTGCATTGGCCGTTACCGTTGCATTTGTCTTCGTCCACGCCCCATTATCAAACTGCTCCGAATACGTCAGCAGGTTGTACCTCGCCGCCAGCTTCGGGCGTTTTGTGGAGGTGGTTTGGGTGGCGTGGTTGCCGGGGAGTTCGCGGACGGAGATGGAGTCAATCACTCCTGTAAAACCTGTGCCAAATACGTATGTGTAGTCTGCCGTATCACACAGAAACCTGTAAGTGTACGTACCAGGGACATTTGGTATAGCTACAAACCCGCTACCATCATACGGATAACCAACTGATCCGCTAGTATAAGAAACTAATCGAATAGTGGCTTGATACCATTTTCCTGCGGTCAGTTGTGTGCTTCCAGCACCATTATTTCTGATGAACCCTGTAACTGCCACGCCGGTAGCGGCACCTGTAGATGAATTTACAGACCAACCAGTTTGTGCGAACCACGCTGCGTTATTGATTAACTCCGCCCCAAGCGTCGTAGGCGCACCCTTGCTCTTATCCAGCATCAGCCCCACAAACTGCTCCACGGCAGTGACGGGCGTGGTGCCTGCGCTGTCGGTGAATAGCGTGCTGTAATCGCTGGGGTCGTACCACGCTCCCTGCTCGCCGGCAGAGAACAGATCGCGTGGATCAAACGGAGCAATGCCAAACCCGGCTTGCGAACCAAGCCCGATGGGCAGGCCGTTGCGGATGGGTACGCCGAAATAAGGCATTGCTCAGACTCACTGAATGTTGATCGGTTTGGCGTAAACCGTGCCGCCGCTGGACACTTGGACAGCACTCACGCGCCACGGCGCGCCCGTGCCACCCGGCACAGCAAACGGAATCGGCGTGTTCGGCGGAATCGGCATGTCGGCTGTAGTGGCCGTCGCGCCTTCGCCCACGCGGACGTAAGCCGCGGTCGTGCACCACACCACCACGCCCTGCGGGCCAGCGGGCCAGCCTGTGGTGCTGCCGGCAGTGCCGGTGTACGAGGCAGTCTGCGCGGCAAAGGCGGCGTCGTCAAGAGGCTTGAGCAGTTCCACGGGGTGTCCTTTCGGGCCGTCAGGCCAGGAATTTGAGCTTGTACAGGGTGCTGAGATACAGCCCGACAATCTCGTCAATGATGTTCTGCAGCGGCGTGTCGGACTTGTCGCAAACGTCGTAGCGCGTGTCTTCCAGCGTTTTCAGCGAGTCCTGCAAGAACTCCAGCACGCTGTTGGTCTTGGCGGCCTGCTGCAACTCAATCGGCCCGATCAGCCCGTGCCGGCCCTGATACGCCTCGGCGAACTTGTCTGCCAGGTCAATGATGCCGTCATAGAACGCGTTCAGCGCGACGTGTTTGGCGTACGAGCGCGTGTTGAGGTGCGCAGAGTGCGCCACGTCCCGCGCAAGGAACAGGTGGCCGATGAACGTCTCGCAACTCATACCGGGGCTCCTT